CTTTGCAGAGATGACCTGGAACAAAGTTTTACTTTTGCTCGTTAAGCTACCCCCGCAAAGTGTGAAAACCCTAAGGCAAAACACACAATGTGACGGTAACTTTATTCCAGGCTCAACTGGCTCTTAAAGTTGTGACCTACATCTTGATAGGGCAAAGCCCTTTTCAAGTTCAATCAAAACTATTAAGAGGGCTAAGCCCGACGACGCTAACATAAATGTCCGCCGCACACCTGAGTCACCCAGGTGATTTTTCCCGTCCAACCCGACAGGAAATTGATGATGTTTAAAGACGTCTCCGTCATAATGAAAATTACTCCTCTACATATTGGTACAAAATTGGTACCCCAGTAAAGAAATAGAAAGAAAAATCTTCCCCAGCGGATGTCCACTGTTGGAAAGCAATTCTTTCATCACTACCAGAACTAAATGCAAAATCCAAACCTGTTACAAAGTTACTCTTTGTGGTTGGACAATCCAATGCTCTTGAGCGAATCAATCGTGAATAACCGATTCTCGCTCTATTATAAAAAGGAAATTCAACTTCTATACCACTATTTGTAAGGGTACCTGTAGCTGCCGCTCCCTGCCACGTATCTCTCGTAGCATATTTTGTGACAGATGCAGAACTATCTCCTGTAACATTATCACGATTCCATACTCCCATTGGATTGTCTTCAAATTCACTTCTGACAACAATGGGGGCAAGCTGCGCTCCCGCAGAATGGTATAAATACTTATGTCTTATAGAACCCCTATATCCAGCATAACAAGCTTGGAAATAATTAATAGGATTCATATTACTATGAGTATAATTACCAAATTCTTCATTATCCAAACCTTGGGGATCATATCCCTGTTGGTATGGAAAAGTCTTATTTGTAAGCTCCAGGACATTAAAATCCCCTGGACCTTTAGCATATGTTTCACACCAATATCTGGTCATAACATATCTTTTAACCAATTCACGTATACTTGTAATGCTTTCGCCAAAATATACGTTCATGGTTTGATCTTCCGATTGTGCTTCACTAGCAATTGTTTCCAATTGCATGCTAGCATTCGGTTCATCAACACTATTTTCCATTACTAATCCACTCTGTGATTCCAAAGGTTCATCCTTTGTCAAAGCTCCTAGCTCATCTGGATGCCTAAAGTAGGATAAACTCCTAATCTTTTGTGCATCAGGCTGAGCAAACTTTGCATCGTCACACATGGATACATAAACATTAACTGAAATATCAGAATCTGCACTAGGTGATACCAATTCATTGATAACATCTAATTCAATAATTCCATTACAAGCTCTGAAAAACAATTCATTCAACCTTGTAGTAGGCGAATAATTCAAATTATTATCAATTTCAGTACATTCCAACCAAGGTTGGAATTGTCCCCAACCAATAGTAATTTCAAAATCTTCAGCATCTGCAATATCTATTACTCTAGAATAATTCGTATTGTAATCAACATCTGCACCCAAAGCTCTAGGATCATATCTTACTAACATCCTACCTTTATGATACGCTGACTTAACAACTTGAAATCTAAATTTAATAGATCCTTGCCAAAACTTAAATAATTGGGCCATGTGACACATCGGCGTCATATGCAATTCCCTCCTTAAAGTTGGTGTGGTATAATTAGCGGTTCCAAACAAATCTGGAGCCACACGGCAATTCCACAACAAATCTCCAGGAGCAGCTTCGCTAGTCCAATTAAATGTTGTTAAATATGATTCTCGCTTAACGTAATCGACTAAACCCATCTCATCTCTGGCTTCCAAACCAGTGACTCTGGGATCAATTGTTACTTCATTCTTAGAATCAAATGTTAACTTATACACAGCATCTGCAGCATCAACATTGGAAATATTTCCAACTGGTACTGGTTTCATAATCTGTGGATCAGTTAATACTGCCGGCCTACTAAAACCAAATAGACGGGCAATTTGACCTACACGTGTAGCAACCATTTCCGTTGCTCTCGCGTATGGCGCAATAAGCGGTATTTCTTTCAATGCACCTGCTGCTTTCGCAACTGCAGATGCCGGTTTAGAAATAATACCCTGACCATACTCATCTCCGGAATTCATCGTTCCGGATTGAGATGGCAATGTAGGCAAATCACGTGATGTTGGCATAGTCAACACCACATCAGTGGCCCACAAATAAACATTGACGGTAACAGGATTTCCCCCGTCCGTATGTTTTAAATTTCCAAATGACCTAAATGTCACTTCACCTAAATTATCGGCCACATTTTCCAACGCATCAGATAATGAAATGTAATTGTCCTTATAAAAATAAGGCATTTCCAAAACACCACCTGAATTCAGAGTTGGATTTAAAAATATATGTGGTTTCTGTGAAGCACTAATCAAATCTACATCAAACGCAGTACCCAAACCACGTTCAATTGTGACCTGATCATATCCATTCAAAGGATTATAAGATACTAGTGCACGACCATAATGAAATGGTGTACCACTAATCAAAACTTTCATGTGTAAATTCATACGTAAAAGTTCAAAATTTTTAATCTTATTCCTAATAAATGGATTGCTTAAATATTCAGTCCACGGTTTTATTGTCTCAAATAAAGGCTGGTTCACAGCCCATTGATATGTTGCTACATTAATAGGACGACATAAAAAGTTCCCTAAATCACTATCACTATTATTTGCTAAATTAAATGTTGGGTCAGGATTGGTTGGCACCGTAGTGTTCCATCCAGCTGACTCATCCGCAAAGGTCGTAACCTGAGCTTTTACATCTTCTTCAGCACGAGTAATATTAACTGTAGCTGATTGCGAAGGCAATTCTTCAATGAATCTAATATGTTTAGCTTCCAAAGCAGAATATTTCTTCTTTAATTTCCTAATATGACCGTATTTACGGGCCACATCAGTTTCTAATTGGTGAATTCGCACCAAAGCCGATTCCAGTGTATAAGGGGTCTGGACCACCCCGTTGTGCATACTTAAATCCAATGCACTCGGATGTAATTGTGTAATACTAGTAATGCAATTTTAATAAAATAACATAAATGTATGCATCAATACATCTATGCCAGAGCTTCTCTTGTTGTAGTTTCAAACTACGCCACTAAATAATGGTACCTTACAAGAAAGGTTCAAGACAAACGAGTTTTCGTAATATATATTTAGTTTGGAAGATACTAAATACAAATTCGTAACTACCCCATTCGGGTTCTTTGGTTTTAATCGCATGTATCCAACGCGATATCAAAATTATGAAATATTTTTCCTAATCCTTTTGGACAGGAAATGGGTTTTCATCCCATTCGTATTTCTCACAATACTTAAGAATCTGTTCCTGATAAGTCGGGAATGATCCTACAAGTCCTGTGAGATTACATTCGTCAGCAACTTGTTTAAGTTGAGCACATTTTTCGGTGTATTTCTCACGTCCATAATGTGCATACTTATCAAGTGCATCTTTAATAGTACAAGCAGCATGAAGCTCTTCTGTAATCTGAGATTTTCCATGTGCATGGAGCATCTTAGAAATTGAAGATTCTTCAATTACTGCGCGATACAACTGCAATTCTTCATCCCAAACAGCATTGTGTTTCAAGAAACCAGCTTCAGAACCATGTATAAATGGTACAGATTCTGCTTCTTTATCAGCCATAGTGTATGTAATATCACTTTCAGCTAAAAC